AGACATATAAACCTACACCTAGAGGTTATAAGGATGCACGTAAAGCACCAAAAGATATGCCTAATAATGGACATCACCCAAATTATAGAAAATAATGGCAACAGCACTATTTATAACCCGTAACGATTTAGTAAGATATACAGCTTTAAACGGTAATGTAGATACTGACAAATTTATTCAGTTTGTAAAGATAGCCCAAGATTTACACATACAAAATTATTTAGGTACAGATTTATTTGATAAAATTAGTCAAGACATTATTGATAGCGATTTAACTGGTAATTATTTAACGTTAGTTAATACTTATGTAAAGCCTATGGTTATACATTGGGCTATGGTTGAGTATTTACCTTTTGCTAGTTATACAATATCAAATAAAGGTGTATATAAGCATACTTCAGAAAATTCTGATGGTGTACCAAAAAACGAAGTTGATTTTTTAATAGAAAAAGAAAGAGACTTGGCTCAGTATTATACTGAAAGATTTATATCTTATATGAGTTTTAACCAAGATCTTTTTCCAGAATATACGTCAAACTCAAACGGTGATGTATATCCTGATAAAGATGCAAGTTTTGAAGGATGGGTATTATAAGATATAAACCAAAACAAGAAAATATAGTTAAATTAAAAAAATACTTAAATGACAATAACAAACGATTGGGGAAAGATTTATTGCGTGACTTGGTTCGGAGATAATTCTAACAAAGCTACAATTCAAGATGTTATTGACGCTGTTTGCTCGTAAATATGGCTACATTACAAAATAAAAGAATAAAAAATACCTACCAAAGTTTATTAAAAACTGAGGATAATGGTAACTTAAATTCTAGCCAAAAAGAAATTACTGATGGCCAGGGTAATGGCTCTGGTGTATACTTAGATACAAACGGAAATTTAAAAGCAAATAGCACTATTGAGTTTGGATCATTAAAAGATACAGGAGAAAATATAACTATAACAAAATTAGTTGATCTAGCTGACGGTATTGAAAACAATGATAACGATACTACAATACCAACTACAGCAGCAATTAAAAGTTATGCTGATTCAAAAACAGCACCTATAGATACTGTAAATGGTCAAACTGGAGATGTTGTTTTAGATACAGATGATATATCCGAAGGAACTACAAATATATATTACACCGAAAGTAGAGTAAGCGCAAATACATCAGTTGCTGCAAATACTGCTAAAACTGGTATAACAACTCAGCAAGCATCTGATATTGAAACTAATAATGCTAAAATAAGCTTTGATTCTATAAGCAGTACTAAATTAGCAGGAATAGAAACAGGAGCACAAGTAAACACGGTTGACTCAGTAAATTCACAAACAGGTGCAGTAAGCTTAGATACTGACGATGTATCAGAAGGAACAACAAACTTATATTATACCGATACTCGTGTAGCAGCAAATAGCGCAGTATCAGCCAATACAGCAAAAACAGGAATTACTACTGATCAATCAAATGCTATTATAGCCAATACAGCTAAAAATTCATATCCTACAGCGGATGCTACAAAATTAGCTGGTATTGAAAGTGGTGCTGAAGTAAATCCTACTTCTACAGACGAATTATCTGAAGGTTCTACTAATTTATATTTTACCGATGCAAGAGTATCAGCAAACTCTGATGTTACAACTAACACAGCTAAGGTGGGAATCACTACACAACAAGCTGCTGACATTCAAACAAACAATGCAAAGGTTGGCATTACAACTCAACAAGCTGCTGACATAGTTACCAATAACGCTAAGGTCGGAATTACCACACAACAGGCATCTGATATCACTACTAACAATGCGAAGGTAGGTATCACAACTGACCAAGCTAATGCAATTACAGCTAATACTGCAAAGAATAGTTATCCATCAGCAGATGCTTCTAAACTTGCAGGAATTGAAGCAGGTGCAGAAGTCAATCCTACATCAACAGATGGTCTTTCTGAGGGTAGCACTAATTTATACTACACAGAAGCAAGAGTATCTTCTAACACAAATGTAGCTGCAAACACATTAAAAAACTCATATCCAACAGCAGATTCAACTAAGGTCGGTTTTATTAGCGTAACACAAGCTGTTGACCTTGACACTATGGAAAGTAACATAGCAACTAATAATGCTAAAAACAGCTATCCAAGCGCAGATGCTACTAAAGTAGGATTTATAAGTGTTACTCAGGCAGTAGATTTAGACACCATAGAAAGCGATGTAGCAACGAATAACGCCAAAGTAGGTATAACCACCCAACAAGCGAGTGATATTACAACTAACAACGCTAAAATAAGTTTTGACAGCACTTCATCTACTAAGTTAGCAGGGATTGAAGCAGGTGCTGAGGTTAACCCTACTGCAAGTGAAATAAAAACATCATACGAAAGCAACGCAAATACAAATGCTTTTACAGATGCAGAGCAAACCAAATTATCAGGTATTGCAACAGGCGCAGAAGTCAACACAGTAGATAGCGTAAACGGACAGACAGGCGTAGTATCATTAAGCACCACAAACGTAAGTGAAGGTTCAAACCTTTACTATACAGATGCACGAGTTACAGCTAATAGTAGTGTGGTAGCTAACACAGCTAAAATCAGCTATAATGCAACAGATTCCACTAAAGTTGGTTATATTAGTATAACACAAGCTGTTGATTTAGATAGCGTAGAAAACAAGCAAAATAACCAATATAAGATAATTGGTGTAGCTATGGATTATTCAAACAGAGTGTTGTCGGATAGTGGAACTGCTGAGGGTACTCAAAGTATTATGAAAAATATAGAAACTTTAATCTTAAACTAATGAGCATATACGATAATGCAGGTGTAGTGTTAATCCCGTCAGGAACTAAAGCGAGTAAGCTATATTCGGTTTTACCTGCTAATGGTAATGGGGATTTTACACATAGTAGAGGTTCAACAGCTACACGAGTAAACATAGATGGACTAATAGAAAGCGTTGCTACAAACGTACCCCGTTTAGATTATCCTTTAATTGATGGCGTAGTACAGGACTGCCCTGCTTTACTTTTAGAACCTCAAAGAACGAATGAATTACAAAGGACAGAAGAATTTGATAATAGTTATTGGTCAAAATCAAACTCGACTATTACAGCTAATCAAGCTATATCGCCTGATGGCTCACAAACAGCCGATATAATTACAAAAAACGCTGATTATGGTCTTTTATTTAGGTCGAGTATAAGTATATCAAGTGGCTCAAATTACACATTAAGTATTTTTGTGAAAAAGAGTACTACTAATTTTTTCAGTTTAAGACAAGCAAGTGGTAGCTACGATGTTAGAAAGCAATTTAATCTAACTACAAAAGAGGTTAGTAATGGTTTAGGTGCGAACCAAACAGGTTTTGTAAGTAGCGAAATAAAAGAATACCCTAATGATTGGTATAGAATATCAATAACGTGTACCTCAAATGGCACTTTATTAAGTATTGGTTTTTATAGTGGTAAAGTAGGCGAAAGTACTAATAATGGCAATACCTTTATATGGGGTGCGCAATTAGAGGGGGGAAGCTATCAAACTTCTTATATACCTTGGGATGGTTCAGGCACTACAACACGCTCAGCCGATGTTTGTAATGGTTCAGGTACAAGTGCAGAGTTTAACGACAGCAAAGGCGTTTTGTTCGCTGAACTTCAAGCTTTAGATGATATACCATCAGCTAATGGCTATGTATCTTTTAGCGATGGCACATCGGTTACAAATGCGGTATTAATTCAGTATAGAAATAATGGCGATTTGAGATTGTATAATGGTGGAACTGCAACAGCTAATATGATATTTAGAGATGCAGGTGCTACTCTAACTGATAATTTAAAAATTGCTACTAAATACGGAACATCAACAAGCGATTATAAAGTATACATAAATGGTTTTAGTAAAACAATAGAAACTGCATTTGTAGCGACTTCTATGAGTGGTTTAGATAGTTTACAATTTGCTTTTTCAAGTGGTACATCAAATGTTTTTGAGGGAAAATGCGAACAACTAATGAATTTTAAAACAGCACTAACCGACAGCGAACTTGAAACGCTTACAAGTTGGGATAGCTTTAACGCTATGGCAAAAGGACAATTATATACAATAGAATAATGGCAAATACTTTTAAATTCGGTAATGGTAATTGGGCAGTCAAAGATGGCTATGCCTTAGCGTATAATGACGAAAACAATAACTTTAAACCTTTGCCTTTTGACTTTACAAGGGCATCATCAGCTACTACGCTTAATAGACAGGGGTTAATTGAAACAGTAGGAAGTGGCAAACCTCGTATTGACTTTTTAGATAACACAAGTGGGCATCTACTACTTGAACCGAGTAGAACTAATTTAGCGCAAAGGTCTCAAGAGTTTGATAGCACATATTGGGGTAAGTCAAATGGAACAGTAACAGCTAATCAAACAATTTCGCCTGATGGTTCGCAAAACGCAGAAATGTTTGCAGAGAACACATCAACAGCAAGTCATTTAATTAGTAAAAGTGGTATATCAATTTCATCAAGCACTTCATATACCTTATCTGTTTTTGTGAAAGCAAATGGCAGAAATACGTTTAGATTATTTAAAGATGATGGCGCAGGTTCTTTTGCTTTTTTTAACGTACAAAATGGCAGCATCGGCTCAAAACAAGGTTTAACAGGTTCTAAGATTGAGAACTATGGTAATGGGTGGTATAGATGCTCAATAAACTTTACATCTACATCAACAAGTGTTTATATTCAGTTTTTGTTAGCACAAGATAACGAAACTACATCATATACAGGCGATGGTTCGAGTGGTATGTATTTTTATGGCGCACAACTTGAAGCAGGAAGCTACGCAACAAGCTATATACCAACAGAGGGGTCAAGTGTAACGAGGGTTGCTGAAACTTGCGTTGATGCAGGTAACGATAAAATTTTAGG